TGTACAGCGAAGATGACGAAGAAGATATGGGCGACGACATGGACGCAGCAGAAGATGATCTAGCTGACGAAATGATGGGCGACGAAGGCGAAGAAGATGAAGCAGAAGCAGAAGGCGAAGAAGAAATGCCAGCTGAAGTTGAAGATGCATTCGTAAGCGTTACTGACGGCCTAGACGAGCTAAAAGCAGCATTTGCAGAACTACTTGACAACGCTGATGACGCTGATGAAGAAGGCGAAGAAGAAATGGACATGGACATGGAAGAACCAGCAATGGGCGACATGGAAATGGAAATGCCAATGGAATCAGAAGAAGAAGTTGAAGAGTCAGAAGAGCAGCTAGAAGAAGCTGAAGAGTTTGGCAAAGCAGTATCAACAGACAATGCAGACACAGCACAAAGCAAAGATAGCCTACACACAAAGAAAATGAAAAGTGACGTAGAGCTAGAAGGCAAGCCAGTTGATTTCTCAGGTACAGGCGAAGACAAAAAAGCAGCCCTACCAAAAGACGAAATGAAAACTGACAAGAAAAATGCTGCAGAACTAAGAAACGTAAAAGGCTAATAGATGTTTACACCACTTAGAGAAGTAATTACACCTAGTGCAGCAAGTTTAGTTAGCGAAGCCATTGATGATGGCAAAGGTGGCAAAGACTTGTACATGAAGGGTATCTTTATTCAAGGTGGAGTTAGAAACCAGAACCAACGTGTATATCCAGTGAATGAAATTTCAGCCGCAGTAAAATCTCTAAAAGAGAAAATCGCCGGTGGATTTACAGTGTTAGGGGAAGCTGATCACCCAGATGATCTAAACATCAACTTAGATAGAGTTTCACATATGATCGTTGACATGGAAATGAATGGCAGCGATGGCATTGGAAAATTAAAAATGTTACCTACTCCGATGGGTAACATTTGCAAGACCCTGATCGAGTCAGGGTGTAGGCTAGGCGTAAGCAGCCGCGGAAGCGGAAACGTTGGTCCTAATGGCGAAGTAGATGGATTTGAGATTGTAACAGTTGATATTGTTGCAAACCCAAGCGCACCGGAAGCATTTCCGGATCCACTATATGAGCAGATTATGAACCACCGTCGCAGTTCTAGCATTTGGGATGTAGCGAATAGCGTCAACTATGACGCAAACGCACAGAAACACCTCACTAATGAGGTTGTAAACTTCATCAAGGACCTAGGGAGAGATTAATGGCAAACATTGAAAATATTCTCGGCTCTGAGGTTTTGTCTGAAGACGTGAAAAACAGCATCAATGAAGCATGGGATGCAAAAATTGCAGAAGTACGTGAAGAACTAACAGCAGAACTCCGCGAGGAATTTGCTGGTCGTTATGACAACGATAAGTCTCAGATCGTCGAAGCAATGGATGCAATGCTAACTGATGCAATCAAAGCAGAAGTCAGCGAGTTTGCTGCTGATCGAGCAAAGCTAGCAGAAGAACGTGTTGCTTATAAAAAAGCAATGACAAATCATGCTACGATGCTTGAGGCATTCATCAATGAAGCTTTGAAAATTGAAATCACTGAACTCAGAGAGGATCGTGAAGCACAGAAAGAGAACTTTGGGAAGCTAGAAGGTTTTGTACTAGAACAGCTAACTAAAGAACTGAATGAGTTCCATGACGACAAACAAGCTCTTGCAGAGCAAAAAGTCAAAATGGTACAAGAGGGTAAGCAAGTTATTGCTGAAGCTCGTGCTAACTTTATCAAAAAGTCAGCAGAAAAAATCGAAGGACTACTAGAAAACGTTATCACTGGCGAACTGAAAACTTTGAAAGAAGATATTCAGGTTGCTAAAGAGAACGAATTTGGACGTAAGATTTTCGAAACTTTCGCTGCTGAATTTATGACTAGCACACTAGCAGAAGGCACTCAAGTCGCCCAGCTTTCAAAACACATTGAAGACCTTGAACTTCAATTAGTCGAGAGCAAAGAAGTTATTGCTAACAGTGAAACAGCAATCATGGAAGCAAAGCGTGATGCAAAGATTCAAAAAGACATGAATCAGCGCAAAGCAATTATGTCAGAAATGATGGCGCCACTAGGCAAAGAAAAGCGTGACGTAATGTCAACACTACTTGAAAGCGTGAAAACATCACAGCTAAAAGCAGCGTTTGACAAGTATCTACCAGTCGTACTAAACGAGGATACTTCAAAAGTTACTAAACGTACAAAAGCAAAGCTTGTTGAATCTACAGGAGACAAGCAGGTTGTACAGTCAGAGACTGGAACAGCTGATATTATTAGTTTGAAAAAATTAGCCGGACTTAGTTAAGGAGACTTACAATGGCAAACCTATTTGAAAATTGGGACGCAACTAAAGGCGCTCTAACTGACGGTCTTGACGGAAACAAAAAAGCCGTAATGGAGACTGTTCTAGAGAACACAAAGCGTTCACTTATGGAAACAGCAGCAGCTGGCACAACAGCATCAGGTAACATCGCGACACTAAACAAAGTGATCCTACCAGTTATCCGTCGTGTTATGCCAACAGTTATTGCAAACGAAATCGTTGGTGTTCAGCCAATGACTGGCCCAGTAGGCCAAATTCACACACTACGTGTACGTTACGCAGGTGCAGACACAAACCTAGGTAATGCAGATACAACAATCGCAGCTGGCGCAGAAGCACTAAGCCCATTTGCACTAGCATCTGGTTACTCTGGTGCAGGCACAGACGGTGGCCCAGCAGCAACAGCAAATCTAGAAGCTAAAGCTGGTAACGCAATGAACATCCAGATCATGAAGCAAACTGTTGAAGCAAAATCACGCAAGCTATCAGCTCGCTGGACTTTTGAAGCAGCACAAGACGCTAACAGCATGCACGG